GTGACTGAGAAAGATTTTGAAAGGTTGAAAACATCCCCTGGCGAAACTTCAAGTGCACTTAAATCTGCTTCGGCGGCAGTTGACTTCACAAAATCGATCCCTTTATCGATCTTGCCCTCAGCGGTGTAAACCTCGGTATTCCTCGGGGCACCTCCTCCAACCAACTGAAGGGTGCCCACGGCAGAGCCAACGGAATCGATCAAATCGGAATTCGGCGCGTCGTCATCCAGTTTCCAATAACCGATACATCCGTTCTCAAGTGTTGGATGTCCGTTGAAGGCGGCAGGAGCATTCCAAGAGATCACTAACTGGAGATAGATATCTCCCGAGACATCTTGGAGGATTTCCGCTGGAATTTTGAAGGCCGCGCCGACGACGGAACCGATTCCGGGCCAGGAGTATTCAGGATCACCGGGCCGGATCGTCATGGGGGTCCACGGCCCTGATATGCTCACGGTTGAGTAGCTCAAGGAGGCAAGAACGAAAGAATAAGACCAAGCGGTGGTATCGAAGATTTTGCCGATCAAGTCCCCGAGACTCTCTCCGGCCCGTTGAGCGAACGAATCAATCCGTGCCGAAACGAGAGAGGTGGAGAAGATGTCCGCGAAGGCCCTCGCTTGATTGATAGAACCGAACGAAGGTTGATGGAAGATCACCTTCGTTCCGAGCACCCTGGCATACGATCCAATCGTGGACATTAAGGCACCTCGGTATCCACGAACAACTCAGCCGTCCCTATTTTATTGGTCCCGAGATCGACTATGTGATCCCAATCAAATTGATGGAGCATACCGCCCAGGCATCTCCGAATCGATCCAGCGCCCGAGATTGCGACATCTGCAATTCCAGGTTCCGAACCAGGGGGAGTTCCAATGGCAGTCCAATATCCAGGCGCTCCAGACGCGGCAATGCAACCCATAATAAGATTCACGGGCTCAGAGTAGGCTGCTCCGCCAGCAGGCGTAATGTCCGTGGGACTGCCATCAGGATCATGGATAATCGTCCAGACATTTGATCCATCCCGTGTGATTCTGATTTTATCGCCATCGGAGCATGCAATCTGGGACGAGAACACAAAGGCGGTATCAGCGGTCATGTAGACGCCTTTGACGTAAGTTGTCCCTGATATGTTATAGGCGAAGAATCCGAAGCCTTCATTCGGAGAAATCCTAAATAGGCAAACCAGCGGATACTGCACAGAAGCCACGCTCTGGAGACTTGAAATGTCCTCTACGGTGATATCGGCCACAAACTCGCCCAGTATCGACCATAGACCCTTGACCCCTTGACCATGATAAGCACCGACCGTTTGAGATGCTTTTCCAAAGCGCAAAACGCCTCCGTTAATCTTCAAATCGGCTGGAGCAAAATCTATCGTGTACCCAGCGCCAAAGTCCCTAAAAGTTGTTGCAGTATTCAAAGATAGGCCATAGGGTTTCCAAAGTTCCGTATTCAGAATAGCAGATGAAAAATCATCGGAAAGATCCGCAAGACTGGTGACGCCGCTTGGCTTCGACGCAAGACTCACTTTGTCGGCATGGGGAGCCTTTCCAGTGCATTCCGAATAAGGAGGGGGTTCGCTGTAATCAAATCGAAATCTTGGATCGATATCCACGGCAGAATTTGCCTTCAGATCAAACACCTCGATCTGCATCTCAACGTGATCCGAGGGAACGGTATCCTGAGCAGACTTGATTTCCGCCGCCCGAGCCTCGGGATCGTATACCACTCCGGACCATGGATATAGGATCTCAGCGCCGCTGGCGATTGATATAAAAGTGCCTTCCTGGAATTCGTACATCTCCCAGCCGCCCGCGAAGATAGAACGAATAAGAAAGACCTGCTCGGTGTTGCCGAGGTCGTCCCTGATTTCGAAGATTTTGCCCGTTGTAGCCGTGGCCACTGTGGTTTGCCATTCACTGGGAAGCCATGAAGTTCTTTCCACGGAACCCCCGGTCACTTCGTCAAATTCGAACAGCCGAAGGCGAGGTTGTCCAATTACGTCCGTATGTAGGGCCAGGAAGAGTTTCCCATTGAATTTGAAGAAAGCATACTGTGTGGCGACCGTACCGGTATAGTTTATGAGGTTGGAAAACGAGGAAGGTGTGCCAATCAACGAAAAAGTCCCACCCGAAGCCTTGTAAAGATCCAGCGTGCCCGTTCCGCTGTTCACCATGCAGCCATAAACCTCTCCGCCAAGTTCACAGATTCTAAAGAATGTAGGCGTGAAGGAGGAGAAAACCGGTGCAGCAGCAAATGGATAGTCCCATGAAAGCAATTTCTTCGCGCTTGTATCCAGGCCGTAGAAGACATCTCCAACTACAATATAGTCAAAAGGGTTGCCCACCGTGGCTCCAGCCGCGTAATCCCGCTCCTCGGCGTCGTAGCCCCAGCCCTGCTTCCCTGTTTCGTAAAACAGCACTCGATCTTTGATCGGGACTATCTGCATTCGAATCGGATAACCCAGGCAGATTTCGATTTTATCCGATTCGTGATGATACTTCCCCCAGCCGCTCGCAGAGGAATCGTGACGGCCAATCGGGAAATAAACGTTTCCATTCCAGCAGAAGCACTGTTTCACATAGCCCGGGTCGAAAGATTGGCTTGATTGGATCATGTGCCTGGATGGGATCAGCGAACTTCCGCCACCCGTGACCTTCAAAGCGCTGGTGAGCCCCAAGCTCGAAGAGCCACGGTAGGTTGGAAGGATGATCGTATGATTGAGAGCCATTGTTTGCTCCTATGGTATCGTCACGATGATATCAGCCCAACCAACCATCTCGGTGTCTTCGTAGAAGATTATTTTGACGGCAGTTTTGTTACCTGAAGACGTCAAACATCCCATCTCAAGAGCTGTCTTGGAGGCGAATCGTTGAAGCAATGTGGATATGCCGGTCCCGGCCGGTCCGGTATTATTGATGTTCGTGAAATTGAAGAGACCTGAAGCCCCAATGGAAACCTTCAAGGTCTTGCCCGTATCGAGCGCCACGCGCGTGAGGACTTCCACGGGATCACCTGGATTAATTTCTGCGGGTTGAACCGAGAGTATTTTCTGCTCCTTGAGATTATTGACAAACTGAGTGAGCCAGTATATTTGTTCATCGAGATCATTGTGATCAGCGGCCTCCACATCGTTCACGCCTTCGACCACGGGCGTCAGCACCCAAGGATAGATGTAGGCCATGACTATTCGCCTTTCGTCTTGACGGTAAAAGCCACATCAGGTATCGGCGTGCCCCCGCCTGAGACCCCGGCTCCAACCGTCACTCCAGAGTGAACATGACTTAGCGCCCACGCCTGAAGAAAACTTTTTTTAGCCAAGAATTCCTGAGCCGCCTGACCAAGTTTAATCTCATTAGTCCCGTCGATCAATATGCTGGCCGAGGCTTTAATCTGTGCCTCACCCTGACACTGAATGTCAACATCACCGACAACCGTTATCTTCAAATCCCTACCAATGGATTCGCTCTTATCTCGCTTTGAGTTGATCAAAACATCTCCGGTTTCAAGATCCAATCTAAAATAGGAACCTTGGGTTGCCCGATCGAGAAGCGTCATTTTTCGTTGGCCGGATCGTTCATCGACCACTAAAGCAAAGCCATCGAATCCGAAAACAACAATATCGGGATTTCCTATTTCGGCCTCGGCTGGGACATCCGAAACACCCTTTGGAGCTCCCCACGGACCAACAATATAACGAGCAGCCGGTGCGTAATGGGAAGCCCCATTCACGAATACAATCACAACATTGGTTCCGATCTTGGGGACCACAAACATCCCTCTTCCCTCGGTGGCGTCGAGAAGACCGAAAGGATAAATCCAATCGGAGTAGCTCGGCGCTTCAAAGAGACCAGGAGACTCCACACGCACTCTGCCGAGACCATCGGGGTCCCTTCTGTCGATCACTCTGCCTTGTCTTGCCTCGGGAGTAAACATGATCCTACTTCCCCCAAGCTTCGCTCAGGAACTGCCGCTTCTGAAGTGGAGTTTGGGTTTTTTGCGCCGGAGACAGTTTAGGATTTTGTTTGAAAATCGGATCATATATCTTTCGATAAATAACTGAAGTTCTACCTGTTTCACCACTGGTCAAGGTCAAGGGGACAAGTTTATCTGGATCATCAGCGGTCTTAGTATTGGGAACTCCAGGTGCCGAAATCATCCCGCTTTGATCCGTGGGTCTGAGACCAACCGCATCCTTACGAAGATCCATTTCCGTGACATATCCGCTTTCTGACCATTTATGTTTGACACCTACAACATAATAATTTCCAGCCAACATCTTGGGCAATCCAGAAATATTGATTATTCCCTGTGGGGAAATTTGTATGCCAGGATGTCCTATCACAGTGGCCTTAGCCTTGATCTGCTCTTCCTGAGTATTCTGATAATCAGAGTCCGCTCCGGTAGAACATTCGTCTGAACTTGTATATGGAGTCACCACCCGTTTTTTGGCCGTAGGAAATTTAGCCGCCCCGGGATTTCCAACCCTTCCGAATCTTCCCGTTTCCCCGCCAATGGCAAAGGTATGATTTATTTCGGAGGAAGCGCCACCGAGATTTGATTGCTTATTAGTATTTTGGGAAGACGCTTCACCGGAGACAACTTTCTTTTCAAGGGGATCATACCCGAGCCATTCAACCTCTTGGGCCATTCCCAATATTGAATTCTCAGTGATCTCGAATGATTTCATCAATCCGTAACCACCGCGCCAAACATATTGCCTGGTGGGCCTAACCCCAAGATCGCGGCGATGAAAATGTAGAGTTAGCATGCCGCTTTCTACTCGTGTGCTTAGTATAAGACCGATCTCAATGCCTATATTATAGAGAAACGCACGATCAGAAATCCCGTCCTGATAATATGTTCCTATTTCATTGGTTCTATCTATAATTACCTTTCTGAATCCATTCTCCTTGGCAAGGTAATCGGCGATTTGACCTCTGGTCACGTTTTTGAAAGTTCTCGTCTTCTCTACCGAATCAAATTCACTTTCTATTACCTCACATTCGACCGTTAGAGTTTCAAATCCTTTGATATTCATAACTCTCGCGGTAATCAACTCCGAAAGATCTACCCGATAACCGAAAGATATGGAAAATTCATCGCCCTTCATCAGAAGAGCATTATCAAAATAAGATAGATCATGGTTCTCAAGGCCAAGCTTGATCTCAGATTTTTCCTTTTCATCCAAAGTAAGCTCGATAGTCTTCAGTCGTTCGGAAAGATCGAACTCTCCTTTGTATCGAACATGCTTGATTCCCGAAGTTCCAAACAAACCGCCGTCTGAGGTCCTTAGCGACCAGCCAAGCGATCGAAAATCATAAGCCATGTCCATCACGACGACCGTCCGATCTCTTCCAGGAGATACCTGAAATCATCCGGTGGCGCGAGGAAGACTTCGCGAATCCACCTTATGGAGGGAATTATTATTGACTGGCCTACTGTCAACGAAAGCGATGCATCGATGATATCATTGAACTCGGCGATTGCTCTCCACAATTGAGCGGCAAAGGGAATTCCTCGATAGTAACGATAAGCCAAGACCTGAAGGGTATCGCCGGTCTTGATCACGTATGAAACATTGTCACTCTCATTGGTGAACCGGAAAGGACCAGGAACCTCAAGAAACCAGAGACCGTCATCATCCTGAAAAGCTCTGGAATATTGATAGCGCGTATCTTTTCTCGGGGCCATAGTTACCTCAACTGGGATCGATATCTTCTTCGTCCCGAAACAAAAGAACCTTTAAGACGAACATAATCCGAGAACCGCTGGGAGGGAACAATTTCCTCTATCGTTACATCGGCGGTCATCGCAATCGTCCTGAGATCCTCCGCTGAGAACCTCTGATGATTGAAAGTCAGCTCAGTGACAACGCAAACCATCCTGATCACTTTGGGCCATACGAATAGAATCTCAGCGGGAGCGGACCAGCCTCCCGATGGAGATTTGGATGGATACAAAAGTGACTGAATAAAGTTCTTGGCATCCGTAAGATTGAATCCGGCAGCATCAACATCCTCGACGGCCCCTATAGCCGTTCCAAGCGCACCTGTTCCCATCTTTAGTGAATGGAGGCGAATCCAATCATATACTGAACTCATATAAATCGACAAAGAGATTTTGTTGTTAGAAGTATTGATGTAATTCATGACTTCATGTGAAAGCCCGGGAACCTGATGCCTCGCATAATTGGCAGACAGCGCCTCGGAAAATTCAGGGGGGTTGAATTGGAATCTCAATTCTTCCCCGGTATCAAGAATAGTGAAGGCTCCCCGTTCCGACGTTACTGCTGGCCATTCAGCCATTTTAAAACCTACCTAACGTATTCTCTTCCAGCTATGAACACAGATCCTTGTCCCTTTTTCTGCTTGGCTTTCCTGCGATCGAGTGATTCCTCTATCATGTCGCTATCGATAATGAGTTGGTTTTTATTCTCTACAGTGATTTGTGGAATTTGCCTCACCGCTCCCGCACCTTCCGCGAATCTGGCTCCTACAGCAGTGGCAGCGCTCGTCTTGGATCCCAATCTCCCCGCCGCCGTAGCGGTAGCCATCCCGGTATCGACGGCAGTCACGGCTTGAGGAGGAACAGGTGTTGCTGACACCGGAGTCTTGGGCTTCGCACCCAACAAAGTCTGTTCTTGGAAGTTGATGATATCCTGCATCCAACCAGCACGCCACGATTCCGGGAGAATCTTCATGATTGCCACGAACGGTGCCAAAAGTAGAGCGAGAGCGCTTTTGCCCAAATTTACAAGGAACTGCACGAGCGCGGAAAATCCACGCTTGAGATCATCAAGCAAAGTCTTGAAACCACCGGTCATAAGAGTTATGGGCCAGAACAGAACCTTCAGGATGATTTTGCCCGTGTAATAGATCATCTTGACGAGCGGACCCAGAAGTTTCGTGGCAATCCTAATCCCGGTACTCAGGTGAGTTAAAGTCGGGATAATCGCTATCTTAAGTACCCAGGCAAGCCCTACGGCAACAACGGTTATCACATCCCCGACGATTCTTCCAAACGTTCTCCAAGAGTCGCTGCCGGTGCTCGTAAAACCTATCAACTCAGCAAACACACCGAATAATTCAGTGATCTGATCTCCGATCGCACTAAACACACCCCAAATAGCCTCGAAGGCAGGCGCTATGGCATCCGAGACATATCCCCAGCCAGATTGCAAAGATACGAACAACACCTCGAAGAAAGCCTTTACTCGAACTCCGGCCATATACACCGATGTCACGAAACCAAGCAATGGACTGTCCATCAACTTCGTTCCGAGGTCTTCTGAAAGATATCCTCCCGTGCTGAATAGCATGATGAGAGAATCCATGACTAATGAAATATCATCGACGATGGGCATTATCAGATCTCTGATACCGCCGAAGTTGGTTTCCCAAGAAAAATACAAAGCAGAACCCGCTGCTGCTACTGCCGCTATTACCAGAAAGACTTCGCCGAATATCGCCAGCAATCCAGCAAGTCCACCAATCGCCGTCATCGCGAGCAGCGACGAAGCGGCGTAAAGAGCCGTCACAAGACCAGTCACCACCGTCGCAGCGAAACCGATGGCCATCGTTATGGCAACTACTTCTTTCAAACCCATGGGCAAACTCGCAAAGGCTTTGGCAATCCTGTTCACTATATTAGCAAAGAGCTCGGTGACCGGCTCCAGCCCTTTGGCAATACCCTCGCCTACGGCTATCATCAGGCCCTCTATCTGGGCCTTGATGACCATCTTCATACCTTTCCAGGTATATATCGCTGCATCACGAAGTTTTTTAGCCGTTCCGGTGGCATTCCGCATCTTGTCACGAAGATTCTCGATAGCTTTAGAGAGATTCTCGCGAGTCACACCCCCAAGTTTGGTCGCGGCGGTTGTCAACTGCCGATATATGGTCAGAAGACCGGCCATCGAACGTTTGCCGAAAATTGCCTGAACGCTTACAGCCCGTTCAACTTCGCCCATTTCAGCAAGACGTCCAGAAAGATCACCAATGATATTGAGAACGGGTCTGAACTTTCCTGTTCCGAGTTCTTCGATCTGGACCCCAAGTGCCTCAATTTGTTTCTTTTCTTTTCCAGATGCGAGTTTTTCAAGAGATGTAGCGAAAGCCGTGGCGGCACGTTCCGTCGTCGGAATGATGTTCCTGACAAGCCCGAGACCGATCAACGTATCTTCGAGACTCGCATTCACGGCAATAACACCACGAGCCGCAACGCCGAGGGCCAACGGTAGTTCCTTGAACTGAATGCTCGACATGACCGTGGCCTTGGCCAATCTATCCATCATGTAAGTGCTCTGATCCGCATCCAATCCGAAGAGTTTCAGACCCGTTACGGCGAGGCCCGTGGCATTGGCAAGACTCAGTTGACCAAAGGAAGCCGCAGCAATATCAAGAGTGGGCATCAAGGCATTCATCGATGATTGGGCCGAGAAACCGGCCTGCGCAAAAATCCGCAAACCTTCTGCGGCATCCGTCGGCGAGAATTGGGTCATAGCAAGACCGGCATCCATGGCCGATTGTCTCAACCTTTCAAAAACTTCTGGCGTGGCCCCGGTGATTTCTCTGACTGCCGCCATTCTTATTTCAAACTCACCTGCTCTATCGGCCAAGTTATCCATGATTTTCAACCCAACTGCGCCGATGGCCGCAATAGCAATACCTTTCCCGAGTTGTTTGAAGCCTTCTCGGAGTTTCATGTCGACGCCTTCAGCATCACCGGCCATGCCCGTGAGCTCTTTTCGAATGACCCTGAAGGTGGGTGTGGCGAGATCGCGGGCGCTGAATATGAAGCCGAGGCCCCATCTGTTCAAGCCCGCCATTGGTCAACCTCTCTATGGGTGCGAAGGTCGCCGCACCCTTGGAGATCGCATCGACCCTTTCATCGATGCGATACTGCCGAGCCCTCCGGTTCCCGAGTGACTCGACTTTGAATTAAGAGCTTTCGCTTCACGTTCTTGTCGCTCTTGAAGCCATTTCAACGCTCGATGACGCTCGGTCCTCGAAAGTTTAATGACCTCATTATACGGCATCCCGAAGCCTCCTCCGAACATCGGAATGTAACAGAGTTCGAAGACCTCGTTCCATGCGGCTTCGGCTCCAAGAAAAGATTCGCTGTCGAGATACGTCCAAGGCAGAATTCTTCTTGGATCGAATCCTTTTACGCTGTCTGCGACCTCCCTCGCGTCTTCGGGAGCAAGAAGTTGTCGTGAAAAGGGAGTTCGACTGCAACCTCTCCATCATCGATGCATTCGATTTCGAACTGGGTCATCAGGCCACAGTCAATATCTTCCTTGGCGTCCCTGAAAAACGAAGCATCGGAAGAGGACAGAATTTCCTTCGGACCTTCCCATTTTTCTGGAAACGGATCGAGACCGAGGAACAACCGTTTCATTTTGATACCATCGATCTCCTTGATCACCAAATTGAGTAGAGTCGAACTCATCTTGTCGAACGCATTTCTTCTCAACTCGGGGAACTGCAACTCATCCTTGAGTGTGAGCAGGCGGTAATGGACGGTTTTGCCACATTTGGGAAGGCCCATCTCGAAGATGCCATTCTTGTTCAGAAGAATTTCCTTCGAGGTCTCGGGCAGGATCTTCGTATATTTTTCGAGATACTCGTTGAGATCCAATTCCCAAGGAATCTTGTGGCCGCATCTCGGACAGTTGACATCGAAGAGGAATTCGGGACCATAGGACTCGATCCTGAGTTTCACGAGCAGAACGAGCCCATCACCCTGCAAGAGTTTCAGGACATCGAAGGCACCACCTCCGAAATCATAGATCCCGGGGTCCAAGGTTTCGACCCAGCAACTCTGGAGAACTTTGTGAAGACTCTTGCCCGATTTGGCAAGTTTCTTGTCGGACAGCATGTTTTCTTCGGGAATCCCGAGTTCTCGGATGATTCCACGAAGACCGCTGGGAAGCAGAACTTCGCTCATGACTATCTCCTCAGATCTTAAACTTAACTTTTGCGGTTCCTACGATCAGAATGGAGTCATGGGAACCCGTTCCGGGTAATCGTAGGACAGCACGAGCCGTTCGATACGGAACTCATCGGCATCGTTGTTGAAATCGCCGAGTCCGCATTCCTTCGGCCAGGCGTTGAAGAGGTGGATCATTTCCACCCATGTCCCGAGGCGGTCCTTCTGAGCAATTGTCGCTCCTCTCTTGTATTGCTCAGGAAATGCAAAGCCCGCTCCCTGGCCGGAAAATCCCGAAGCCAGGGCGGCATCGGAACAGGATTGGAACCAATTCCAGATATCCAGGTTCCTCGACATCCCCCGTTCGAGGGTGATATCGGCGAAGGTGAGCCTTGTCGGTTCCTTGATAGGAATCAAGGAGCCGCCCTGCCAGAGCATAGCCTCCCCGACGCTACCCGTGGGCTCGGAACAAGTCGCGAAGGCCATGTCGCTGAGTCCTTCGATCTGCACTTCGAAATTGTATTTGAGGTCGAAGCGGCGAAGTCTACCTATCATTTTCAGATCTCCTCACTGTGGCCCTTGTCCTTCGAGCCTTCGATCCACGGGATTACGCGGAAGCTATCTCCTCCTCCAAGGCCCTCACGTCCTGGCTGAAGACCAAGATGATCCACTTGTTCGGCTTGTTCGTGGCGAGCGAGACCTTCGCATTCAACTTCCCGGCGTATTCCTCGCTCGGAGGATTGAGCGCATCCGATACATCCACGTCAAAGGCTGTAGCCGGATCCTTCGTGCGGAATGCTCTCCTCCGCAACTGGAGAAGCAGGAAAGAATAGATGGTCCGGTAGACATCCGCCCGAGTTCCGACATCATTCCATGCGTGACGGAAGATTTCCATCCCGCGCTTGATCGTCTGCTCGATGTAGATGACCCCTCTGCGTTCCGGAACCGTTGGAAAGTTTCCGTTGCCCTTGAGGGTGTCGTGGCCGTCCACGAAGATCGGAGCGCCCTGGAAGGTCGTAATCGGGTTGATGCGATGAGGATCCACGTAATCCCTGACGGCCTCATTCAGAACATCTTCCGTTTCGAGTCCCGTCACTCCGAGAAGCTGACCGTATTCGATTCCGGCTGGAGCCCTGTAGACACCACCGGGCAGCGCGTTGTCGGTTCTCACGAACATTCCGGCAATCAACCCGACGGGATCCACGATCAACGTTGAGGCATTCCCGTAGACGACTGTTGATGGATTCACCACCCTGGTTCGCGGCCAGTAGATTGCACCGAATTCGGATTTGCCCTCCAGACTGGCCGTGGTGCCCACGTATGTCACGATCTGGGTCTTGGAATTTCCCGCCGGAGGCCCCAGAATCACGAACATCGAACCAGATCGCATGGTCTCCGCGTAGTCGATTTGCGCATTCTGGACGGCCGATGTGCAGCGATTGGGGCAGAGCGGGCCTATTGCCACGTCCTGGATGTTGTCCAGAGCATAGAATCCCGTGCCCCCAGCCTGGGATCCGATGAAATCGATGTCCACCAAGCCAGTCAGACCGTCATCGCCGCCCGTGGGCACGTAAGTCCCGAGGGACGGAAGGTCGTCAGGAGAGGAAGCCGGAGAATCGAGATCCAGACATGCAATGAAATTTGAGCCTGTATCGAGATCATTGACGATGTCCTCGACGTAATTCAGATCGGTGTCCGTCATGCTCAGGTTGGGAAACACCTCCCTGAGCACTCCGTTCTCCTTGATCTCCATATTGAATTCATCGGCATCGCCACTCGTCGCATTTCCAATCACGATCGAGAGGCTATCCGCATATGCTCCTGGAGTTTTACCCGACACCCGAAGGGTAGGCGTCGTCCCCGCAGCGGACCCGAAATAACTGCCGACCGTGAATATAGTCACGCGCTGGACCGTCGAACCGAGGACGTCAATCTCGGCCAATGCACCCAATGCACCTGAAGTCAACTTGACCTTGTTGCCGACGATGGTTGCGGTTCCACCGCCCGATGGAGGAAGCGCCGTGATGATGGCCGCAAGTTCTGTGGGCGTGACATTCCTGACATCGGCCACATTGCCGGTTCCCTGAATTTCCGATGTCGGGAATCCGAGGATGACGTTCGCCGATCCTCCGGTGATCTCGACATAGGAACCGGTTCCAAGCTTGTCCGAGAAGATCGAAACTTTCGTCCCGGTCATGGTTACCACGGCTTGACCATCGACGATTTGACCGTTGATCACCGCCGCGACTTCCTCTGCCGTTCCTGCGGCTGGTGCCACGAAATCGCCGGTCTGAAAGACCACGGTCTGGATGAAGCCCTTATTGATCTTCAGAGTCAGAGCCTCGCCGCCCACCGAGAAGTTGTAAGTCTCGGCGCTCCCGCTCTCCTCGCCAGCAGGAGTTCCGGAAATTGAGGCCACCTGCGTGCCGCCTCCGTCGAAATCGAGGTCGATGTGATCTCCATTGTCGAGATGCCACGGCCCATCCGACGAATTGACGATGGCAGGTGTCGCAGCGCCGCCCCGGTCGTCGATGTCCACCGACGATGTCAGGGCCGTCTGCGAATTTGGATTCGTGATATCGGTGTAATGGTTGGTTCTGGTGCAGAAGCAGGCACGACCACCGTTTTTGAAAAAGTGCTCTACGGCAAAAGTCATGTCGGCATTTGCATCGTAAGAACCGAAGTATTTCGTATATTCCCCGAACGAGGTCACGAGTGTGGAAACCCCGATGGGGCCGCTCTTCGCGATGCCGTGAAAAGCCGTCAAGCCGGTTGGGACGGTGGGGAGGCTTCGCGTGCTCGGCGGGGCTTCGAAGACGACGACTTTCGAAGACAGAAGTTCTGCCATCGTGATTTCCTCCTCGTTATGGACGCGGACGAGTTACACCAATCAATTGGCATCAACCGTCTACGTCTGACTGTCTTCGGATACAGAGCGTTTCACTGACTTCGATGTCTTGGCCACGGAATCCTTTGAAACCGGCGACTCCTTCACCCTCGGAGTCTGGGGCGTCAAAACCCGGAGATCGCCGATGGCGAGAGCCGATTGAATTTCAGCGCACGACTTCACAGCGTCGTCGACTTCCTTTTTCTCCAACGCGAGAAAAGTCAGAACGCATGGTTTCCCGAAGGGTGTCTCGTTCTGATTCTTAACGAAGAACGGCGAGTCAAGATTGTAGACCCGCATCGCCCGACGTTTGTTCTTCAGGATCAGCATCAGAAACTCTCCTACATCGGAAGAACGGAGATCCCGCTGTCAGTGTCCGTGATCTCCCAAACTTCATTCCATGTCGTCCCATGACCCACCGGGATACCAAATAGAGTAAACACCCCGGAGAAGATTTTCAAACTACTTTTATTTCCAGATGACAAAACCCTCCATTGTTCCGGCATGGGAGGATGCATCTCAATCTCTTCGAGAATTGAATTCGGATCCAACGGATCCCTTCGTATTCTGAGTATTTCGTTACGCCTGAAGAACGAAATAACTTCACGCAAAAGATTCAACAGCCTTATCTTATGGTCATCAACCCCACTGAGAGTGAATTCAAAATTACAAATATCCTGGGCTATTATTTTCCTTCCAATTCCAGGGGAAACCTCTTCGATTTGTTCCCCGGTTCTATGGAAAGGACCTCCACTGCTATAAATTCTTGGGCCATCAAGAACTATCGCAGGAACCTTGGAAAGCCCAACAATATGAAAACCTTCATCGGTGTCGGGATCATAATCGACCGAAGTTCCTACGATTATCTCCTCGATGATTTGACGTTTCATTTCCGTGACGAGAGTGTCGATTACATAAACAATATCCGATTTCACGGCTTGGTCACCGATCACCGGTCTCCCGAAGTCGAAGCCATCTACAAGCACGTCTTCTACGACCGCGTCCAAATCTTTCACCTTCACATCGTAGGAACCAGGATCATGAATTGGAGTCAGGCAATCAAGTTCAGTAGCCGATCTCACCCTTACTCGCGTGGCCAGTTCCGTTCCGAAATAAACTTCCATTCTTGAATGGCCATCAACATCGACGCTTATGTTGAAATCAGTCCCCTGGATTAGAACAAACTCTCTCCCTCCGGTCAAGCCGGTAGGAGGTGTCACACTCGTAACGGTTAAAGCCATTACGCTTTTCTCTCAATTTCTGCGGCTGCACCCTTGAGAATATTGAGAGACAGATCTTTCATGATACGCTTCACCATACCCGGTTTCATCTTTTCATATACAGGAGAAGCAAACGGTCGACTGGGAGAATGGGGCCTCACAGTGGAACCAATGGCCGGAATCATAGCCATTAGGCCAGCCTTTTTAAGTTTTGCGAACATTTTAATCTGGGAAGATTTTACCGTTTGAACCAGATTGACATGACCGTATTCCATTGTTGCAGCGATGTCTGCGTAACTATCGCCTCTGGCATTCCTGGCTGAGGTGGGAACTCCACAAAACCATCTACCCCAGCCCCTCGAATAAACATTAATAGCCCTCCGCAACCCTCCACTCCAGACCAATGGCCGACGAGAATGCTTCCAGTAAACCGTTATCTCGGAATTTTCAGGCCAATAACCCGGGCCTCCACGGCTAATCAGCATGATCATTTCACGCGCCCATCTGTAGGCTTCTTTTCTGATGGCGGCGTTGAGACCCTTCTTGGTATCGCGACGAGCACGTAATAGAAGTTTCGAGACGCGGCCCCACGGACCGGACAATTTCAAAAGTTTCCGTTTCGGCATTGTTAACCACCAGCCCGTGAATCGCCCTTGGCCCTGTCACCTATCGCGCAGACGATCAAATTTTGGGTTGACAGAAATCCAGTAGGCATAATCTCTTCGATATACAAGCCCGGATTCTCTGGAACATTGAAAAGTTGCTGGTTGTATCGATCTTTAAAACCAACGACACGATCTCCAACTTTCAACTTGGCACGTCCTCCCCATTCAGACGATTCATCCCACAAACTCAAGCGTTTGAGATCCGACAGATGAAAAGTCAACAGAATACGAGAACGAGGAGAATTTCCCTGCTGCACCATATTCAGCGCTTCAAACATGTCCTTGTCTTCGACTTGACAAGGAATCGTCACCTCCGGTTTATCGGTTCTGCCGTCAGCTCCTATTCCATCAATCGTAGGCGATAGCGTTGTCTCACGGAATATCTGATCATAACCCCCAGCGGTCTCCGTAGCCACCGTATCGAGCCTACGAATCGTGACATATACCGGAAAGATGAGACGTCCGCGTTGAAACACCTAATATGCCCTCATAATTGAAGTCTTGGAAAACTGAAGCAACATCATATCTATCCAAGGATCACCCGTAATCACTCCCGTAATGTTGCCATCATAGGAACCCGGTGCAGCATAGCTTATTGATTGATCCCTGACTTTCTCCTGGGTCACCCTTCCCTGAGATCTCATCCAACGTTCATACCAGGATGGATCATTCGGACCGGCGATCGCCATTCCCGGCGACGATGGAAGATCTCGAAGGCAGAGCCTCTCACAAAGTTCCCTGATCATGGGAGGCGTGACACCCGGAGGATTCAATCCGCCGAGACTCGGATCGTAATCGGTATACCCAAAAGATCCGGTCAGCTGAATGTTCTGGAAGCCTTTCGGCCATGCAGCGAGCGAAAGGGGATGAGTCCCATATGCCGATGTCACGAAAGTGAGCTTAGGATTCTGACGATCATCTGGATTCGATAGATTTTGTGTAAGATGACGATTGTAGACTACCACGGAGGTAATCTCTATCTCCTCCGATGATGGAATGTAATAAGGATCCACAACTTCTATTTTTGTAACATCTATGATCGGAACTGGAACTTGCAGGATCTGAGTTGCTCGACCATCGAGCTTCAAGACAAGATTCCTGGATTCGAACCATAGACCGGTAACAAATTCAATGAAAAGCGAAGCGGAGTCGATGAGACGCTGAAGGACCTTATCCTCATAGCCCTCGCCGCAGCTATCGAGTCTCTCGCGAAGCAAGCCAGTCGTGGTATATCCCATCTGTCACCTTTTGAGCAGATGCAGTTCTTCTTCTTCTGACAACGTTAGACCCCCGTTGAGTTTCTTCAGGACCAATGTCCTGACGCGAAGATCTTTCATCTTTCTATTATGCAGTTCAAAAAAATCTGACTGCACATCGGAGGAAGCCTCTTCGATGTTTTTTATACGGTCATCAACGCGCCTTTGCTCTTCGATGACTTCGTCCGCAGACTCCCTCGATGCATGAGCCTTCCCATTGTCAGGCTTATGCATTGTGTCCTCCTGAAAGAACCTTCTCTACCGTCTTGGTGAAATTGTCAAGGTTTACAAGCGTTTCCTTGATCTTATCCACCAAGGCGTTATGTTTTTCGGACCAGTTCTGCGCATCCTGAACGCGCTGCTCCTGAACTTCTTTCAGGCATTGACGGAGGTCATCTTGGGCCACTCGACGTTCCGTGATATCAGATCTCCAGGTCCTCCAGACCACAACCAACCCAATGGCCAGGATTAGCGCAGGACCGCCGTTGACAACCGCCTGGAGGAGCGAAATTTCTTCCACGTTTCACCGTTCCAATCAGCGCCATCACACCAAATTCGGATGAACTTTAAAGGTATCGATATCAGATTTCCAATCCCCTCCAGGAATCGCAATGTGAGCTTGTATCTGCCAGCACCCCGTCTGATCAAGATCGGACAAGGCCGTAGTAGTATAGGTTACAAGACCCTGCGTCTCGGGCACAGGAACGACGCCCGGTTTAGTCACGATGGTCCCATCTGGCTTCTGAAGAATGATGTTAGCAATCGTGTAGCCCGTGAGGGGAACGATGACGACACCATCCTTGATTAGACACTCAAGAACGGTGCCAATGTCGCCTTTACGAATTTCGTCCTGCGCCATCTCAGACCTCTATCGGATCGATATTCAACGTAAAGCGTGGCCTACGTGTAACATAAGAAACAAATGTCGCCTTTCGGTCTATTTGACATTCAAAAAATACCGATCGATTAATTTGAAGTTCGAACCGCACGGCTCTCGGATGCTGGAGATCAAACATTTTCCTTCTCGTAATGAAGAGGACAAACTGCTTGAGTGCCTTATGCATCATGTCCAACTTCAATATCTTGAAAACAATTCCTGGAGCCGCGTTCGCAACGACCAGATTTCCGGTCATCGCTCCAAAAACCATTGATCAGTAAAGACTGAACATGATCGTAGTCCGCGAGACCGCCGAGTTCGCCATGGTCGTCCACTACACGAAAATCTGTTAGGACAACCCTATTCCTTTGGTTTATCTGTCTCATCATCCGTCTTCGGCTCCTCGGCCTTCACCTCGAAGGTCTCCGCGCCCTCGAACGCGTCGATGAACGGGAGCATCTGGAAGATGATCGGAGGGAGCCACTGTGCGTTGTCGATGCTCTCACGGATGGAGTCGTAGTCAGCGTTCTCCAGGACGATCGAATCTCCATGGCAGTTCTTCTCGATGATCTTGGAGAGCGCCATGCCGCGCTTTATGTTCGCCAAGCCCTTTCCGAACTTTTCGTTGGACTCGATTGCGATGGTCAGGAATTTCTTGAACGAGTGTTCCCTCTCGTTACCGTCCACGCCCTTGATCATGAGGTCTGTCGGAATTTTGATGCGTTTCATAGTCTTGCGCCCCTTTCTGCGCTCTGCCTTCTTTCGCTTGCGCCGCGCCCGGCGGTCCATCTTCTTCAGGTTTTTTCGGTCGCTGGGCATTGCTTGCGCCGCGTCGGCGCGCGGCCGAAGGCTACTTTAACTTCCCCGGGACTTGAACATCGCGCCGGGCACGTTCACCGGCGCGCAACGGATACGGTCTTGGGCATCTAAAGCCGCCCTCAGAGTAGCGCGTGTTCTACAATTTCTCCACCAGGGCAGTCATGGCCTGGAGGGTCTTCCTCAGCTCCAGCCCTTCGAGGGCCACGGCGTTGTTGTCGTCCGCAACCTTGGCGTTCGCCTCGGAAATCACGCGATCGCGGACGCCGTTGACCACGAACACGTTCAACCACTGGAGGCCACGCCTCTCTGTCTCGGCGACGGCGTTCGCCTCCGCGGTCGCGATGTCCTCGACGGACGGCTTCGAGAGCGGAGCGCCCTCGGAATTGACGAGGTAGTCTGCGGCCGTGGCCCGGAACGAGTTCTCGAAGCGGGTCCAAAGATCTTCGGGAATCCCAATCTTGAAGAGCCGCATGGTCGTCCCTTTCATGTTTAGGCCGCCGCGAGCAGCCCGTAATTTTCAATCGCCGTCAGAAGTGAAGCGATTGCCGCCCGGGCTTCGGTATCAACCGTTGTTCCACCAGTCGGATCAGCGATATGTCCTGCCTGAGCGCTCGCCGACCCGAAAACCCCGAACTCCGCATTCCCGAAGGTCGCAATAAGAACCGCTCCAGAATAAACGTACATGATTCCATCGGCCCCGGTCCCGTGCTTTGCACCCAACTCGAAATAAAGATTACCGCCGCGCTTGTCGTTGTCGAGAGCGGATTGAGTAGCGATATAGGTATCCGATCCATCCACATTGGTAAGCGCCTTGAAACCCTGTCCGATCGTGGTGGCGCTCGAAAACGCGAGACGATCTTTGGCCGCAGTGCCCACCGCCTCCAGCCCGAGGATCAGGCAAGCCGCAGGGTAGCCCGTCGCGTCCTTGTTGTAGCGGATGCGCGCTTCCTGCGCAAGGCCGAGGTAGAGGCCGGAGGTGGAGCAAGCCGTTGCGGTGCTACGATCTTCGCCGATAATCACCGACTGCATTGAAACCGCCGCCGTTCCAACAGAATGCGTATTTGCCGTCAACGGGTAGAATTGCGTGCTGTTGTAGAACCATCGAGAAGTGGCGGTCGTACCGTTGACCAGAGCAACCGTCGTTCCTCCGCCGCCTAATATGGCATTGGTTCCGTTGTGCCCAACCGTAGCGTAGGTTCCCG